GATTTCTTCCTACCAAGAAGAGAAGGTGGAAGAGGAACAGAGATATCAACTCTACCAGGTGGTGAAAACCTTGGACAGATTGATGATATCCTATATTTCCAAAAGAAATTATATAGAAGTTTGAATGTCCCTACTGACAGACTAGAACAAGAATCTTCTTATACATTAGGAAGAACAACAGAGATCACAAGGGACGAAGTTAAGTTTAAGAAATTTGTTGATAGATTAAGAAAGAGATTCTCTGACTTATTCATGCAACTACTTAAAACCCAATTACTCTTAAAAGGTGTTATCACTAAAGAGGATTGGAAATCGTGGAAAGAAAAGATTACCTTTGACTTTATCGAAGATAATTACTTCTCAGAGCTTAAAGAATCAGAAATGATACGAGAAAGGTTCGAGATGTTATCGTCTCTCGATGAGTATATGGGTACTTTTGTATCTAAAGCTTGGGTACAAAAGAACATCTTACGATTCACAGAAGCTGATATTAGAAAAATGCAACAAGAAATCGATAGAGAGAATAAAGCTGGAGAGCTGGATATGCCAGATCCAGATGATCCTAGATTCGGTTAGAAATCATTTTTTTATAAATAAACTATACGAGGATAATAAATTATGACAGTTGAAAACTTAGTTAAAAACTTACAAGATGGTGACAATATTAACGCAAACAAAGAGTTTAACACTCTTATGGCTGATAAACTCACTGCTGCACTTGATGCTAAAAAAATTGAAGTAGCATCAGGATTAGTTCAGCGTAAGAAAGAAGAAAAAGAAGAAAGCTAATGAAACTAATAACGGAATACGTAGAAAAAGAACTCGAAGTCATTGCAGAAGCCAAAAAAGATGGTACTAAAAGCTATTTCATCGAAGGCGTATTCATGCAATCAAATCAAAAGAACAAAAATGGACGTATCTACGAAAAGAAAACGCTTGAAAGCGCTGTAGAAAAATACGTCACAGAACAAGTCAAAACAGGAAGAGCTGTTGGAGAGTTAAATCATCCAGAAGGACCAACAGTTAACCTGGATAAGGTTTCACACAAAATCACAGATCTGCATTGGCAGGGAAATGATGTTGTAGGAAAAGCATCAATTCTTAAGACCCCTATGGGACAAATCGTTGAAGGTTTGCTCGAAGGTGGTGTTAAGCTTGGTGTATCAAGTCGTGGTATGGGAAGTCTCGTATCTAAAAATGGTGTACAATATGTCGGTAATGACTTTATGTTAGCTACCGTAGATATAGTTCAAGATCCATCTGCCCCTAGTGCTTTCGTTAATGGAGTTATGGAAGGAGTAGAATGGGTATGGAACAATGGCATCATTGCTAGAAGAGACATTGAAGAAATTGAGACTGAAATTAAAAGCACATCTGCTAAGGGATTACCTGAAGTAGAGATTAAAGCTTTTAAGAATTTCCTCTCTAAATTAAACTCTCAATTATAGGAGAAAATTATGTCAGAAGACACTATTTTAAATCAAGAAGAAGTAGTAGAAGAAGGCATTACTGAGGAAGAAGAGCAGCTTCAAGAGAGTCAAGAAGAGGAATCTCAAGAGTCTCTAGAAGAAGCAAAAGCAGCTAAAGAAGGTAAACACGAAGACGAAGAGGAAGAAGAGCACGAAGAAGTGAAAACTGAAGCAGCTCAACCTGTCAACGTACCAAAAACTAAAGCTGGTGTAATTCAAGCCGCAGTAGATATGCTCAAATCTGCTAGAAAAGAAGATGCTCAAAAACTTTTTGCTAAAATGGTTAAAGTCGATGAAGGTGAAGAAGAAGATTCAGTTAAGTCAGCTGAAGACGCAGCTAATGTTACTAAGCCAGTAGGGCAACCTAAAGGTAAAGGCGCCGATGAAAAACACGGTGAAAAAGTAAAAGCTAAAGTCGAAGCTATTGACTATGACGAAGATCTAGACGCTTTAATTTCAGAAGAGGCTACATTATCAGATGGATTCAAGCAAAAAGCTGGAACAATCTTCGAAGCAGTGTTAACTTCAAAATTAACACAAGAAGTTGACAGACTAGAGTCTGAATATGCTTCTAATCTTGAAGAAGAAGTTGCTGACATTCAGAAAGACTTAGTAGAAAAAGTAAATTCTTACTTAGACTATGTAGTTGAAAATTGGATGAAAGAAAATGAATTAGCAGTTGAGAACGGTCTTAGAACTGAAATCGCTGAAGAATTTATGACTTCTTTACAGAGCGTGTTCAAAGAGCACTACATCGAAGTTCCTGAAGGTAAAGTTGACTTAGTTGATGAACTCAACGAGCAAGTTAACGAGCTTGAAGAAACTTTAAACAAAACCACAGAAGACAATATCAAACTACACTCTTCAGTTCAAGAATTTGAGCGTAAAGAAGTAGTTAGAGAACAGTCTGAAGGGCTTGCAGAAACAGAAGCTGAGAAATTAGCATCATTAGTAGAAGATATCGAATTCGATAACAGAGAAACTTTTGAAAATAAAGTAAAAACTGTTAAAGAGTCATACTTCAAAGGTGAAGTTACTGAATCAGTTGACGAAGTTGATAGTCTATTAGGTGAAGATAACGCTGACGAGTCAGTAGTATCAGAGTCTATGTCTAGATACACTCAAGCTATAACTAAATTTAATAAGTAACTTTTAAACATAGGGGAAAACACAATGTTTAATGCAGACGCACAATTAATGGAAAAATGGGGTCCTGTCCTCGATCACGATGGCGTAAATCCTATTTCCGACAAATATAGAAAAGCTGTTACAGCTAGACTATTAGAAAACCAAGAAGTTGCTTTAAGAGAAGAGAGAGCACAAATGCAAGGGAATTTCATTTCCGAAGCAGCTGCTGCTAACAATATCGGTTCTGGTTCAGCTCCAAATAACATTGGAACTTTCGACCCAGTATTGATTTCTCTTGTCAGAAGAGCAATGCCTAACTTGATTGCATACGACGTAGCCGGAGTTCAGCCAATGAGCGGACCTACTGGTTTAATCTTTGCAATGAAATCAAAATACAGTTCACAAAGTGGATCAGAAGCTTTATTTGATGAAGCTGATACTTCACACTCTGGAACTGGTACACACCAAGCTGATCCAACAGGATTAAGCGGTGTAACAGATGCTGATACAGACGGAACAATCGCCGACGAAGCTGACACAGTTTCAACATTCGGTGGTGGTTTAGACACATCAGCTGCTGAAAGACTCGGTGTTGGAGAAACTGGAGACGGTTCTTTCAACGAGATGGCTTTCACAATTGAGAAATCAACTGTGACTGCTAAGTCAAGAGCTCTTAAAGCTGAGTACACA